GGGGTCTTTTGACGAGTCCAAAGGCGTTAAGCACATGACAGGCCAGGGCATCAAGGGTATCCGCTACAAAGACGCGTTTAGCCGAGGCGCTGACGGCGGGTCATCCAATTACGTTGTGTTTGACGACAAGATCATCAGCATATCAAAGAAGTACGGCATCAGCATACCATTGGCCACAGCAGTCGCAGCAGGCACCATGACCCCAGAAGAGGCTCAATCCAGTCAAGCTGGAATGGGCGGGATGGGCGTAAGGTCAGCGCCAACAGCCGAGGACGAAGAGGCAATGCTGGCGGCTCAACCACCGACTCCAACTGGCGCGGATCTTTTGCGTCAAGCCAATGATGAGTTCATGGGCGGCGTACTCACCGGGCCTGGCTCATTCTTTAATCCAGAAACCTATTACGATATTGCCGACGTTGGCCGAGGGATTGCAAATACGGCAACTGGATTCCTTGGTGACATGGAGCAAATGATCGTCGGCGGCATTATCCAAGGCGTTGGGGGCGCGACAACCTGGGAAGACGCATTGAGAATGATCGGTGGCGGGCTAGGCCAGCAGGCCATACTCGCGCCAGAAGGCCGAGCCAGCAGGTTTGTCGAAGGAATGCAAAACTATAATCCTGTATTTGTTACCAGCGAAGAAGTTGGGCAGGTGCCAGGCATTATCTCTAGCTCAGACCAAGAAAGATCAAAACGATTCCAAGCACTTGGTGGGTTCTTGTCACCAATATAAAGCCGAAGAGGGCAAAGCAATGATCTCAAATATAAACATACCGATGTCTGGCCAGTTCTTTGGTGGCGACAGCAGCTACATGCAGGACTTTGTTGGCGGCATCCCGCCCATAGACATTGGCTACTACAACGCCTTCAATACCAACCCGATGACGTATCAGGCGGCGCCACAGCAGCCACTGGACCAGATGGACCCATATGAATACCAGAGATACATGCTGCAACAGCAACAGCAGCAAATGAGTCCTGGGCAGCAAATGGACCCATACGAATATCAGAGGCAGATGCAGCAGCAGTACCAGCAATACCATGAGCAAATGGACCCGTATGAGCATCAGCGATACATGCAGCAGCAATATCAGCAGCAACTGAACCCGCAAGCCGAGCAGGTGCAGCAGCAGGTCCAGCCGCCACAGGACACAGGCATGGCAAGCCAACTGAGAAGTGGTCCACCAAGGTTCAGGAACCCTGACTTTTATTCAGAGCAACGATACCTTGGATATGGAGCGCAAAACTACGGGATGCCAAACTTTTCCAAGATCAGGTAAAACTGACTAACTATTGGTCATATTTCATAACTATTGGCGAAATTGACCAATACTGCTATTATTATCTTTAACGGATTCCACCCGCCGTTTTTCTGGGTGAGTAGATTGGGGTTGAAATGAACAAACAGGCAGAAATAATTGAAGACGATAACGAGGAATTGGACACCGAGCTGGAACTAGACACAGAAGTTGATGACGAAGTTGAAGACGAGGATGTCGATACTGATGCAGAAGACGGTGATGATTCAGAGGGTGACGAAGAAAGCGTTATTATTGAGATTGCTGGGGAATCGCCACCCCAAGAGGACGATGCAAAGGCTCCAAGCTGGGTCAAGGACCTGAGGAAGAGTCATCGAGAGCAACAGCGTGAGAACAAGCAGCTCAAAGAGCAACTGGCAAAACTATCTAGCGCGGCGGCACCTGCCACTGTAGAACTGGGGAAGAAGCCAACCATCGAGAGTGCTGATTACGACGCTGATTTATATGAAAGGCAGCTAACTGATTGGTTTGAACGGAAACGAGCGGTAGAAGAGCAGGAGAAGCGGCTTGAGGCGCAGAGGCGCAGCGAGCAAGATGCGTGGAATGCAACGCTGGCAACCTACGGAGAAAACCGCAAGTCGCTCAAAGTGAAAGACTTTGAAGAAGCCGAGTCAATCGTTCAGGACGAGTTACACAACACTCAGCAGGGCATTATCCTGCAGGGTGCTGATAACCCGGCGCTAGTCATATACGCTTTGGGCAAAAACCCAAAGAAGGCTAAAGAAATTGCATCCATAAAAGACCCCGTGAAGTTTGCCTTCGCGGTAGCAAAACTGGAGACACAGTTGAAAGTTACTAATCGCAAGGCAAGCACGAAACCGGAATCGACCATTAGCGGAAAGGCTATGAAGTCAGGGACGGTTGACTCAACTTTAGAAAGATTGCGAGCGGCAGCGGAAAAAACCGGCGACTATTCAAAGGTCACCGCATACAAACGCAGCAAGCGAGCGGGTACTTAACTTAATATAATCAAGGATTTATCATGGCTAACGAGTTTTCCAAAGAAGAGCGCGTAGCGTTCGAGCAAATGACCGAGGGCTTTGAAGACGCCCTAGTATTGAGCCGCAACGTGTCAGTCTACAACACTGACTCGACGATGATGGAACGTGCAAACGACACCATCTGGCGACCAATGCCCTACATCCTGTCAAGCATTGACGGCGCTCCCCGCACCGACATCAGTGGCTCATACCAGACTGCTACCCAGTTGTCTGTTCCAGCTACGCTTGGCTTTAACAAGACTGCACCTTGGACCCTGGACGCAAAAGAACTGCGCGACGCTCTGCAAGAGAATCGACTCGGTACTGCTGCACGTCAGCGTCTGGCATCTGACATCAACATCGCTGTAATGAACGTGGCTGCTGCACAGGGCACCGTGGTTGTTAAGCGTACCGCTGCCGCTACTGGCTTTGATGACGTTGCAGAGCTTGATACAGCGTTCAACGAGCTGGGCGTTATGTCTGAAGATCGTTACTTGGCGCTGTCAAGCCGCGATTACAACGGCATGGCAAGCAACCTGGCTGGTCGTCAGACAATGAACCAGAAGCCTACAACTGCCTACGAGAAGGCATACGTTGGTACTGTTTCAGGCTTTGAGACGTACAAGATGGACTACGCCAACCGTATTGCTGCACAAACTGCATCAATTACGATTGATACCGATGGCGCTAACATCGACTACGTTCCTGCTGCCACCAGCACTTCAGTTGGCGGTCAGATTAACGTTGACAACCGTACTCAAACCATTAGCTGCACCACGAACACTGGCGTAGTTGCTGGCGATTGCTTTACGATTGCAGGCATTAACTCTGTTCACCACATCACGAAGCAAGACACAGGTCAGCTTAAGACCTTCCGTGTTATCTCTGTTCCAAGCACCACTTCGCTTGTTATCAGTCCTCCGATCATCTCAGCTTCTAGCGCCCCGACTGATCCAGAAGTCCAGTACCAGAACTGTGTAGCTAACTCAGTGTCCAACACTGCTGCGGTTACCTGGTTGAACGTAGCAGCCGCTGCAATCAACCCATTCTGGCACAAGGACGCAATCGAGTTGATGCCAGGTCGTTACGCTGGCGATCCCGATGGCGCCACTATGCTGCGTTACACTTCAGATCAAGGTATCGAGCTGACGTTGACCAAGCAGTTCGCCATTGATACACGGGTCACCAAGTACCGTCTTGACACCTACTTCGGTGTTACAATGTGCAACCCAGAAATGGCCGGTATCGTTATCTTCGGTCAAACCGTTTAAATAGGTTGGGAAGAGAGAGGGTCAATCGGCCCTCTCGATTCTTTTGAGGAATTGATTAATGCCATTAAAGAAAGGTTACAGCTCTAAGTCTATCGCCTCCAATATCAAGACAGAAAAGAAGGCCGGTAGGCCAATGAAGCAGGCGGTTGCCATCGCATTGTCCACAGCCGAGAAAGCGGCGAAGAAGGCAGGAAAGCCTAGCAAGGCGCCAAAGAAAAAGTCAAAGAAATGATCAAGATATATAAGCCATTGCCTGAAGGACACTACAAGCGGATAATGGTTCAAGACCCGACCCCATATTTAAATGATGGCTGGTTTCACAGTATTAGCGAGCACCAAGAAAGTCTCGCCAAAGAAAACAGGATCCCGGTGGCTACCGAATTGTTTAAGGCCATCCCGGAAGTGCCAAAGCAAAAGCGGAAGTATCGCAAGAAGACAGAGGCCGAGTAATGTCATACACCAAGAGACAGTTCGTTACCGCAGCCTTTGAAGAGATTGGCCTGGCGTCGTTCGTCTTTGACTTGACTGACAACGAGCTGCTTTCCGCTTGTAAGCGCCTTGACGCGATGATGGCGCAGTGGAACGCAAAGGGCATACGATTGGCCTACCCTCTGCCTAGCAGCCCTGAGAGCACCTCTCTGGACGCTGAGACGGATGTCCCTGATGCTGCAAACGAAGCGATCATCCTAAACCTTGGCATTCGTATCGCGCCAGGCTACGGCAAGACCGTATCACCAGACACCAAGATATCAGCCAAGGCCGCGTATACAACGCTGCTGGGCTGGTCAATGGGAACGCCTCCAGAGAAGCAGTTCCCCAGCTCATTACCAGTAGGCGCCGGTAACAAGTCATGGCGCTACATCGATGACCCATTTATGCCAGCACCAGTTGATCCGCTGACAACCGGCGGTGACGGAATACTAGACTTCACATCCTGAGGAAATAAAATGTCAACAATTAACCGACTGTCCAGTGTAGATGTCCTACAGCCAGGTGATCAGATACCAGTTTGGGATAGCTCCAACGGAGACACCAGAAAGGCATCAATGACCACCCTGTTGGCATTCGTTGAGTCATACTTCGCAGACCCTGACTACAGCACGCGCATCGTTGCGCCCAACGTCGATGGCTTTAACGTCGATATCGGCAATACTGGCGACTCATCCTGGCTGATCGTCAACCCAGTCCTGAACTACACAACCGGCTCGATCACACTGCCGTCAACGGCCTATGCCGTCAACGATCAAGAGATCACGGTGGTGTTCACCGCGCAGGTGTCATCATTCTCGATAACCGGTGCCGGCGCCACAGTGCTGGGTGCCCCGACGCAAATCGGCACATACGACTCGTTCCGGGTGCGCTACAACGCTGCCCAGTTGACCTGGTATACGCTCGACACAACCGGCGACGGCAGCGGTAGCGGCACATCATCCATCGTTCGCCAGGACTTCACCGGCGATGGCGTGGTCACCACATTCGCATTGGCCAACGCACCCGCTGCACTGGGCAACGAGCTGCAAGTGTTCATCGACGGCGTCTACCAGGAGCGTGCCGGGTACAGTGTGTCAGGTAACGACCTGGTATTCAGCGAAGCACCACCCGTACTCTCAACCATCGAGGTTCTGGCCTGGGGCGTTAACGACATCGGCGCCACAACAGCTAACCTGGTGACCTACACCCCCGCTGGCACAGGCGCAGTTGCAACTACCGTGCAGGACAAGCTGCGAGAGTCTGTGTCTGTTAAGGACTTTGGTGCGGTTGGTGATGGCGTTGCTGATGACTACGCCGCCTGCCAAGCTGCAATAGACTCTATTGCGGAAGGCGGTGTGGTTCACTTTCCTGCTGGCGTTTACAAGCTATCAGACACCCTAAAGATTATTGACAACGACCCCGCAGATAACCACTTCATAACTCTACGAGGGGATGGTGCAGAAGCCACTTGGCTAGTACATTCTGGTACACAGACTACGGGCTGCGTTCAGATAGTTGGTTCTGTTTATTGGGTAGGCGCAGCGTCTTCCTACTACCATCTAAACAATGGTGCCAGTCATGTTAAAGACATGGCCCTTGGGTCTAACTACGGGCCAGCCTTGTACTGTAAGTTTGCTAACAAGATGCGACACAAGAACATCCTTCTCTACTCTGCTGGCACAGCAACGGCCAGCCTTACGATTGAGTCATGTATTGAGTCATTCTTTGAGGACGTGGACACAAGCCTTGGTAACACCGCTTTGCCACAAGATATGTATGCGCTGGTGATTGCTGCGCTACCAACGGGCAATGTCACCCTACCGCTTAACTCTATCCGCTGTGAGAATATTGCCTACAATGACGGCGTGAATGGGTCTGCTACAGTAGCTAATGGTGAAATATTTTTTAATAATTGTCGTTCAGATGGGGACTGCACAGATAACGCAGTAGACCTGAGAGGTATTGCGGGAGGTGGGGTTGCGACGGAAACATTTTTAATACACTTCTCCCAGTGTAAATTTACATCTGGTGATTGGATATCTGCTGCCCCATATACCCCTTGGGTGGTCAATATAAACGGCTCTGCAAGGGTCACTTTCTCCCAGTGTAACCTTGAACCGAAGCTGGGGCCATCTGGTCAAGCTGGCGGGTCACTACGAATTAGCTCCAACCTTGGCCCGGCCAGTGTAATTTTAGACCAATGCTACCAAGAGTCTGCTGGGTTTGTTGATATTGGGGTCTATGAAATCAGCAATGACCCAGATGCCATAGATTTCACTATGGTCAACTGCGATTTTTATGGGGTGAGAGTGTCGCCGTTTGCTTTAGGAACTTCCTCTATAAAAACGCTTCACATGGATGGTAACGTTTTCAACATAAATCTTGACGGTAACTTCTCAACAGCCAGAGACAGTGTTCCTGGGTACAATGTCACAAATAACTTCTTTGGTTCAAGCAGATCCATCTGTAGTTATTCAGGAAGTAATAACTCGGGGATTCAGATAGTAGAAGGTCTTGATTTTACCGGACAACCCACACTTGGAGGCATGACATCGAAGGTAATAGGTAATGGTGAGGAGGGCTTGTTCACTCCGGTAGTAACTTCTCTCACAGGGGCAATCACAACATACTCAGCCTCTGGTATTTATAACAGAATTGGTAATCAGGTCACTTTTACTTTTGCTATTAACTTGACTGATGCGGGAACAGGTGGAAGTGCGCTAGTTGTGACATTACCTTATGACTGGGCGGTACTTGAACCAATAGGAAGTGGTCGAGACAACACTGCTGGACTTGCATTACAGGTGTTGGGTGCAGCGACAAACAATGTTTATGTGTTTAAGTATGATGGCACAACAACTATTGCCACCGGAAAATACATAATGGGAACTATCTCATACCGTACAGCCTAATTTAAGAGATCAAGACAATGGCATTAACTAAAGCAACAACACCCATACAACCACAGGTTAGTTACCATGCTTAAGACAGTATCGACACAACTAGCCCTGGCCTCGGATACTCTGAGTGAGATCCTGGCTAAGGGTAATACAAGTGGGCCAAATGACATCATCATGGATGCCGGGTATGGCATCAACGGCACCCTAGGCGCAACCACACCCGCAAGTGTTGTGGCTACTACTGGGACGTTTAGCCCCAGCACCGGGGATACACCACTGAGTATTATTACTACTACATCGGGAGTTTTTGCCAGCTTCAAGGATGGTGGAACAACCGCAGGCAGAACGCCCCTAGTTGGGGCTATCGGTGACGACCTTGTGTTGTATACCAGCGCAGGCTCTTACTCAGAGAAGCTACGCATTACGGCAGCAGGAGAAGCGACGTTTAGTGGCAACGTGGTTCTAGCATCAGGCAAAGGCATCGACTTCTCAGCCACGGCTGGCACTGGCACCTCTGAGCTGCTCGATGACTACGAGGAGGGGACTTGGACACCGAATATATCAGATGCAGTAACTGGTGGAAATGTTGGTGGCGGATTTTATGACGGAAGATACACCAAAGTTGGCAATCTTGTTTATGTTACAGGGTACATGATCAACGGCACAACGGCTGGCATGACTTCTGGCAACGATCTGTACATTCAGGGCTTGCCATTCACGTCAATTAACGAATCATCTTTGGCTGTTTCTGGATCAGTAACGACTTCGGCAGTTACCACTACAGGAAATTTAACTACAAATTTATTAAATAACGTAACAGCTTTTAGAATATCTGAATCTGTTTCTGGGGCGACAGAGGATTACTTGGAAGTTAGTAATTTATCCACTGGAAATAGTGACCTATTTTTTACATTTTCGTACAGGGCGGCATAAAGGAAAAGTAATGGCAAATACTAAAGTAAGTTATTCTATGATTGATGGCGCTCCAGCCAATGTTCTTGATAGTGGGGCATCTTCTGATGGAGTTCAAAATAATCAACCCGCAGTACAAGCAACATTCAATAGCGTCAATAATGTTGATGGGTCTATTGTTTCTTGCCAAAATAATGTTCGGATTGCTAACGATGTTGGTTATTCTGATGCAAATGTTATTAAGCATGAGGATTTAATATGGCCTTCACAAGCGGCCATTTGGGGTCAAGGCCCGACATGGGAAACTGTTTTAACACAAAATCAGTTCTCAACTCCATACCAAGTCATACCTGTTGTAACCGATCCTTGGGTTGGGTCAACTGCGTATAGCTTAGGGCAAAAAATTGTTAATGGTGGCAATGCTTACTATTGTACATCAACTGGGACATCAGCCGCTTCTGGAGGCCCAAGCGGGACTGGAGTTGGGATAGCTGACGGCACTTGCGTGTGGAAATACATAACCAATGGGTTATATTCTTCCGTTCCTGTGAATGAGTTTAGGGTTCACGCTCCCTATCATCCTGGTATTGTTTTAAATAACCTTACCGCAGCGATGTATGACGGAGTAGTTCAGCCAGCTCAACAATTTGGTATTGATGTTGCAGCCGCTGGAGGTTCAAATACCAGCGGGTATAAGTCGGTTGTTTTTGCTCAAGATAATGTTGCGCATTGGTCAATTCAGAGTGATGGCGCTAAAGCTGATCTTGCATTTCAACATATTAATCTTTCAGGAGACGCTACATATTATAGGGGTTATTTTACCGGCGTACATGGCGATTTCTGTATTCAAAAACAAAACAATGATTTACAAAGTTTGCCTTTAGATGTTGCAGGGGCCATGAGGGGTGGAACAGATTTCAGAACTGATGTGACAGAAGTTCAATATGACAACCGAGTCAGGTTCCCCGGTAGATTTTCTTTTAATATGTATTACAAGGATGATGCTGCTAACAACGAATCAACCATACAGTTAGAGGGCGCTACTGGTTATCAAATTGGAATCAATGCGCCAAATGTTGTTGGTGTTAATGCGGCAGTTGCAATAAGCGCGGGTGATGGTGCTGGAAGTAGAAAATATATAACTTTTGATGGGTTTTATAATTCGTTATACCCAGCAGTCAGCGGGGCAACAAAACTTGGTAAAGCAGGTAATTTATGGTCTGAGGTTTTTGCTTCTACTGGCACTATTAACACTTCTGATGAGCGCCTCAAACAAGACATTGAAGATTTAGATGATGTTGAAAAACTGGTTGCACAATCTTTAAAAGGGCTGATAAAGAAATTTAGATACAAAGATGCAGTTTTAGAAAAAGGTGATGCTGCTAGAATCCATATCGGCGTAATAGCACAGGAAGTAATTTCTGCATTTCAATCTCAAGGTCTTGACGCAATGAAGTATGGCATTGTTTGTTACGACAAATGGGAAGCCACAGAAGACGAGATAGATCGAAATGGAGATATCACCAAGGCGGCAAAACCTGCTGGAGATCTTTATAGCATAAGATACGATGAACTTTTTGCATTCATAATTAGTACCCTATAACGGGTGGACAG